AGTTCAGCTTGCTTTCGACTTTCCTGTGCAAATCCTATTACGGACTGCCCAATAGAAAGCATAGTCATTGGATCCATTATCGTATCCTCACAAATTCTAAGAAGGGTCTATTACCTACACCCCATGTTTCATGTTTCTTTATAAATGTGAAGCCGACAAAGCGTAGCCAGTTAATAGCTACTGTGTACTCTGCATCCACAGCATTAGTCAAAAGGGGGTACTTATTATTAATCTCACTAACCCATTTACGCGAACCGCGAAGGAAGGGTAGCCACACCTTTTTGATAGCGGGGGTAGTAAGTAACCACGGTATACCTACCATATCATCATACCTACCCACCCCATATATTCCTGCTATCTCGTTTGTATCTGTTACTACGATTGTCCAACATTCATCTGAATCATCAAACCCCATCTGTAACGCTTCTGTTGTACTACCATGTGAGGCTTGTACCTCTTGTGCATCTTCTGGTCTGAGGTTGTTACATAAGTAATCAACATCAGCTTGGGTACTCTTTCTCACGTGGCCTTTCATTACATTCTCCTAGAACGTAGTACGTAGAAGCCCTCCCACTCTGCTGATTGGAATGTGCAGGGTAGATGACTACTACTCTTTAGGGTTACAGTTGTTTCACCAGACTTACCTAACACACCAAATCGGTATGTGCCAGAGTCAATGGCAGCTTGGTTCAGGATGTTATTAGCACCACCAACGATGCGTCCTGTAAAGCTTCTTGTGTAAACACTTCTCTTGAGGGGAGTTACATCTACTTCAAAGAAGCCTGTCTTGTTGTAGACTACGGCGTAGTTTCTAATCTGTAGGTGTCCTGTTGTTACAGGTTTGTTGTCCTGTTTTACTACAGGCTCAGAGAACTCATACTTAAATGTAAATGGTACGCCAGCAAAGACTACTTCATTATTGGCTAATTTACCTGCTACATCAGACAGAGTTATAATTTCTCCTGTCTTGTCCACATAGATGGCAGTCGCATCTGTGTAAGGTAAAGTAGTAGTACCACCTGTGGCTAGTGTAACACGCCTGTCTAGGTGGATGGAGAAGCTACCAGTAGTGTAGGTTGTAGCAGTATCCACCGACAGGTTCATACGCTCAAGATACAAGTCGTTACCTCTTTTGATAAGGACTGTAATATCAGCTAGGTTAAATGAGTAACCCATAACATCTCCACCAAACACCCAACGTGACCAAGAAGCCTGTAACTTCTCTCTACCCTGCCAGTAGTATCTATATACATACAGGGCTGTAGGGTCATTGTCGGTCTGTGCAATTAGCATGTCTTCGTTAGATGATGCTTGAATGTTTTTTATCTCACCGTTTAGATACTCAGGTACGTGTGCTGTAATCTCTGTAGCATCATTAGTGTCTGTGTCAGAGTCTACAAAATACTCCCACATACCAGACCATGCGCCACGCTTAGATGCGAAGTACACATACTTACCCGCTTGTGCTGGCTTGGCTCGTAGGCTTGCCTCAAACTCTGTGGTGTTAGCCACATTGACTGTCTCAGGAGTAAGCACAGGGTCAGCCGTAACCTTGAACTGTGTAAGGTCAGAGAACAATAGAAGGCTCTCATTGAATGGTACAGCATGTTTAAGAATACTAACCTTGTTAGAAGACACAGCCACATCAACAGGGTCACTGTCTACAATGGTTAGCACAGATTTACGGAAGAAGTCAAAGTTTACAAACTCACCTGCACGTGAGAAGATTACATTCTCGTCTGCAAGAAGTCCCAGCCTGTTACGATGGAAGAAGATGTCAGACAGAGTATACCCAATAAACGATGGGAATGGGTTCGTGTCATCATCACCCACTTGCCTTTCTTTATAGGATACAGGGTCAAACTGAAAATTACCATTAGCTAGTTTAGCTAGCTTGTGAGGCATGGTGGTAGCATCTAACTGTGTTAGTGCTGCTGGCTCTATAGTTTCCTTCCACACATCATCAGCCGTAAAGTTTACATAGTAGTCGTCCTGTGCTTTCTGATTGTCTCCTGACACTTTAATAACAAAATCAACAGGAGCTTTGGTAGGTAACTTCTTAAAGTCACCTGTTTCATCCTTAAATATAAGCAAGTGATTTCCACCATGTGAGTCACCTACTTCTACTTGGAAGTCAGTAGAATCTGTTGATTGAATATGTAGCACTGAATCATAGCGTGTAATAGTCAAACCACTAACAGCATTACCATTAGTAATGGAATCATAGTAGGTTGTATTAACAACACTACCAGAAAATGTATTAAGGTTTTGAGCAATCAGGTCAGTAGATGCGCCACGTTCAGCGGCTTGTGTTGCACCAGAGTTACCCTGCGTACTGGATTTTGTTGCAAACTGAACCGTACTAGAGCTACCACCTTTGGTTAGCGTTATCCTATAAGTTGACGAGTAGTCAGCCTGTTTGACATACACCAATTCTTCTGGATTACGAGTAGACGCAGTAGCTGTGCCTTTGGCAACAACCGTATTCTTATTCATAATAAAGGTAGAGTCTGCAATAGAGACAGCAGACAGTTCTTTACTAGGGTCAGTCAAACCTGACAGGTAGGAAGCTGCGTTGTTTGTAACAGTTTTAGCAGTACCATCTTTGTCAAACACCCTGATTACACCAGAGGTATCCACAACCATAGAGTAGAACTCGTTCTCATCTCTACGAATAGTATGAATAAAAGCCTTATCTAAGTTAGAGATAGTTCCTAGATTAGCCACGTGGGTTGTGCTAGGACGCTTAGACAAACCTGATACTACACTTGACAAGCCGTTCTCTTGTAACTCTGCTTGTGTGTTAAGACGTAGGGATGGTGGCTGTTGTGATACCCCATTGATGAGGTTGGGGATAGATTGACTGATGAGTGCCATTAGAGTGTTCTCCGTCCCTGTCTATCAATGATAGCATATGTGTCATAATTGTCAAAGATGTTGTGGTCATCAGCAGCTTTATCAAACTCTTTTAGTTCCATAAGGGCGTAACCTTCATCTTTTTCTTGGAAATCATGTAGGGTGTTAGAGCCAACCACACGGTCTTGGAAGATACGAGTAGCACGTAGCACTGTATAACGCTTGGCTACTTCTGGTATGTCCTCAAAGAGTAACTGCACCACAATATCTAGTCTTGTAGCTGCCCCAATGTTGAACGTGTGATTGGTTCTGTCATACATTTTTAGACCACGCTGTACCAAGTTTGGACTCTCTGCGGCTAGCGTGGCATCTGCTCTAAGAATATCTGTTGGTAATATTATTTCACCATTAATATCTTGAGCAAAGCTTTTGTTTAATTCTGTATTGAAGTGCCAGCCCATAGACTGTACTTCTCTGTCAACTGTGTTTAGAATACTCTCTGCAATCTCTGCTTCAATCAAGCCAGAGGAAAGACTACTAACTGGTGCTTCGCCAATGGCAGAAAGCATCGTGTTGACTGCATCTAGTTTTGTTGTTCCTGCCATATCGTTTACCTTTTACGCTTTCCACTTGACCTTGTTAGCCCAATAAGCTGCGCTTGACTGACCTTTGGCTATATTTTTTCTATGCCTAGATTTGAAAGCCTTGCGTTGCTTGGCTGATTGATTAGTCTTAGCACCTCGTTCACCAAATCTAATAACTTTTGGTTTATCTTTTGTACCAACTAACACTGCGTGAGATTTCTTACCCTTAGGTGAGCTTTTAGGTATACGTAGACCTTTGAATGTTTCTCCTGCGTGTTTAATAGCCATGTTATTTCTTCTTCATGTACTTATTCTTCACAGGCATCCCAGTTTTCTTGGCTTCTTTCTTGGCAGCTTCTTTACCTTTTTTGGTATAACTATAATTTTTTGAACCTACTTGTGGCATATCTACTTCCTATACTGTGCTGTCTTCTTAGCAATTTTGAGTGGTTGTCGGACAAACTGTTTACCTTTGCGAGAGCCATCACGCTTCGCTTTGGTAGTAGCTGCATACTCTGATGCAGACAGTGACTTGATGGCTGCTTCTGGTAGGTAGCGTTCACCTGTCTTAGCAGAAGGTTTACCAGACTTGGTACGCCACTTCTGTTTTGTCCACTTCTTTAAGCTTTCCTGAGGCTTCTTCACGATGTGTAGCCCCCACCTGCTTTCTTATAACGTGATGCAAGTAGCTGTGCTTTACGCGCTGACCACTGACCAGAGTTACCACCCTTGCTTCCAGCTTTAATACTGTTGAACATGCGCTTACGCATCGTAGGCTTAGTGTAGTTACCTGCCTCGTTTACACGTGACTTCTTTATTTTTAGTTTC